CCGATCGGGCAGCCGTACGGGCTCGCCGCGGGTCTGCCCGGCGATGTTCGCGGTGACGACGAGGGTCATTGCACCTTCGGGATCAGGTAGGTCAGCCGCCAGCGCTTGGCCGCGGCGAGTTCGAGCGGCGGGTCGATCACGACACCGTGGCGCTCATCGGTGTGCAGGATCAGCCCGCCATCCTGGGCGAGGTAGACGCCGCAATGGGTCTCAGCGCCGGCGACCTTGCCCATCAGCACCATGGCGCCGTCCACGGGCGTCGGGATCTCGCGCCATTCCGCGCGGGCTGGATGCCTTGCCATCGTCTCGGCGCGGGCGCGGACGTCCGCCACGAGCGCCGGATCCGCCGCCGGCAGGATTCGGCCGAACAGTTCGGCCTGCGCCAGGGCAGCGAGCCACCAGCAGTTCCGCTCGGCCTTGTCGTAGGCGGTGCCGCGCCAGCGGCGCAGGAAGGCGGCGCGGTCGCTCATGTGAACAGGGCCGGATAGTTGGCGCGGTCGAAGAAGGCGTCGGGGCCGCTCGGCACGTTCTGCTGTCGTCCGTCGGGCCACGCGATCGTGCCCTCGGCGCTGTCGGCGGAGAGTTCGACCGCGGTCATCTCCAGGCCGCTGAAGCTGTCGTCATCGGGGCCCGTCACCTCGTCGAGCCGGCCCGGCAGCACGCGATAGAACCGGATCGTGACGCGGATGGCTTGGTCGTAGCCGATGGCTCCCTTGAGCAGGTCGTGGAGGATGTCGGACACGTTGTCGACGCGGATCTTGCCCTCGGTCGGGCCATCGTTGTCGGCGCCTGGGCCGATCACCTCGAAGGCGCAGAGCAGGTGCGGCAGCCGCGCCCCGCCCGCCTCGATCGGCAGGCTTAGCGTCTCCCCCGGCTCGCCCAGCCCGCCGTCGGCGTTCCGCACCATCCGGATCGCTCCGTCGAGCGACGGATGATCAACCTCTAGGGTCTCGATCACCGCGCCCTCGTCGTCGCCGGAGGCATAGGCCTCGCGGAGGGCCGCACTCACGGTCATCCGATCACCAATCCTGAACGACGAGGATGAAGGTCACGACGTACTTGGACCGCTGCGGCGCCGACCACCCGACCTCGCCTTCGATCCAACAGACCCGCTCGCCGATGCTCATGTTCGGCAGCAGCACGGGGGCGGTGAAGCGGCGAGCGCCGGTGTTGAGGTCGTTGAGGTGGAAGGCTTTGAAGATCACGAACTCCTCGGGCGTGAGCCGAAGGGTCATGCTCAGCGGAGTGGTGACGAAGAGCTGCCGGCGGCGGCGGCGCGAGGGCCCGTCGTCGAACTGCGTTTCCTGCGCGGCCGGATGAAGGCTGCGCGTGCCGCCAGACGAGGCAAGCCCGCGCAGGTCCGGCAGCGTGGAAGGCCAGGATGGGATCGCCATGCGTCAGCCGCTCCGGAAGCCGGCACCGCCCGCCGCCTGCTTGAAGGGGCCCTGACCGGCAGCGGCACGCTGCCCCATGCGCCCCTCCATGGTGCGCACGATGACGTCGATGCCCCCGTCTGAGCGACGCTTCACAACCGGCTCCATCTCGGGTGATCCCGCCGGGCGCTGGTCGATGAAGTTGATGGGCGGCACCGCGGTGCCGTTGGCGGGCCGCATCGCTGCGGCGCTCGGCATGGTGAAGGCGTCGCGCCCGACGATGCCACCGCCGTCATAGCCACGCATGCCGGCGCCGCGCCGGAACGCCTCGACCGCCGCGACACCACCATGCCGGGCGACGTCGTCCTGCGAGTAGACCACCTCGCCTCGGTGAACGAAGCCGGCCAGATCGTAGCGGTCGCCGGGGCCAGTGTAACCGCCCCCAGCTTTGCCACCGCCGATCATCGAGGTGATGAAGCCGGCAATGCCGCCGCCGCCTTTGACTGCACCATCGAAGACGCTGGAGATCGCACTGTCCAAGAACTTGGCAACGAGCCTGTCAGCCGCGTTTCCGGCGGCGTTCGTGAAAGCCGTGGCCGCATCACCGCTGCGGCGCAGGTCGGTGACGAAGGAGGTCACCCCGTCCGTCAGCATTGCCTTCGTCTCGTAGAGGTTGGCGTTCTCGCGAGCCTGCGCCACGAAAGCGCGCGCGCCCTCGCTCTCAAGGTTGGTGTATCCCTGCGAGCGGGCTCGGGCGAACACGGACGCCTCAGCGCTCGACCGCCCGATCTGGTCGCGCTCGAACATCAGCGTCTGTCGGCCACGGTAGTCGTTCGCGTCCGACGCGGCCTGTCCATAGGCGCCGGCCGCATCGAGGATCGCCTTGCGCTGCGCCTGCATCTCCGGCGTCAGCCGCTCGGCTGAAGCCTTGATGAGATCCTGCGCCGTCGCGAACTCGCGGCCGAGATCGGTGCCCTTCGAGCGCTCTTGATTGAGCAGATCCTGCACGCGCTCCAAGCGGGCCGTCACGGCTACGGACTGCTCCGCCATACCGATCTGCGCACGCATCTGCTCCGTCTGATCGCGGAGGTTACGCACGCCGGGATCGTTGGCCGCGAGGCTATTGCGCACGGCCTCAATCGACTGGCCAACAGTCAGGTTGCCGATCGTGCGAGGGTTGTCGCGCGCGGCCCGGGCGCCGAGCACGTCGCGGGCCATGGCGGACGGGTCGGCCCGCAGCATGTCGAGCATGCCGCGCTCACCGAAGTGGTGCCCCATATAGAGGTTGGTCGCGTTGACCGGGTACTGCGCCCGCTCAAGCGCCCGTGCGTTCTGGCGGGCGTAGGCCTCGACCATGGCTTCGCTGTCGGCCCGGTCGAGGCGCCGAGCAAGCATGTCCTCGCGCGACATGCCTGCTGCCCGCTCGGGGAATCGCTGACGGAACAGCGAGAGCCACGTGTCATCAATGAACTGCCCGGCTCCCGTGGCCGTCGATCTCGGATTGCGGGCGCGGTCGTTGCCGTTGCTCTCCGCCCCCACGATCAGTCGGACAATGGTGTCGGGCAGGGCCGAGGATCGGATCGCGCTCTCCTCGGTGCTGCGACCGAGGGCCTGCAGCCGAACATCGCGGTTGCGCCGCAGACCTTCTTCGAGGCGCATGCTCTCCAAAAGGCGCTGCCGCTCGAACGGATCGCTCGTCATGCCTCGCTGGAAGGTCGCGGAGATTCCGCCCGGATCTAGGCCGCCCGCCCTGACGGCGTCCGCATACTCTTTGTTGATCTCGGCCGCAGAGCGCTCGACCGGGTTCATCGTTGAGGTGCGCAGACTGAAGTCGGCCGAGCGATTCAGCGCGGCCACCGACACGCTTCCGAAGCGCTCGATGTCGTCGGCCATGCCCCTCGTGATACGGCTCAGGCGCTCGAAGGCCGTTGTGGCGTCCATGAATTGCCGCTGGTCGAGGCCCCACTTGATTGGATCCGAGATGGCCTTGCGCAGCTTCTCGACGCGATCCTGAGCGGTCTGCAACTCGACCATCTCGGGGAAGACCGAGCGAACCAAGCCGCCGATCTCCGCCGATAGGCGGGCGCGCTGGATCTCCTGGCTCAGTGAGCTGACGCGCGCGATGCGCCTCTCGACGTCTTCTAGGAGGCGCTTTGTCTCGGCGATCTGCTCGTTGACGGACTCCATGTCGCCACCGCGCGACGAGGCGGCCCGCCCAAAGGGGGACTGGAGAGCCTGGAGCCGCCCGCGCAGCACGTCGCGGATCCGCTCATCCGAACCGCCACCGGTGCCGCCGAGCGCGCGGTCCGCGAGGCTGCCGGCGCCGCTCCACAGATCTGAGAAGAAGCCGCCCACGCGCGACCAGCGGCTCGTTTCCTGCGCCAAGTCGCGGGTGCTGTCGCGGACAAGCTCGGTGATGCGTCGGATCGCGCCGAGCCGGTCGCCCTGCGCCTCCATGCGGCGGATGCTCTCGGCCTGGGCGTCGCTCAAAAGGCCGTAGCGATCCGTTAGCTCCGCCGTGCCGCGAGACACGTCGGACAGGATACCGGCGAGCGCCGTCGCGCCTTCCTGTTGATCGACGCCCAGGAAACCGGCGAACCCGCGGTTCGCGGCCAGGGTGCCTGCCAGCATGTCCGGCCCGACACGTCCGGTCGACGCGAAGGTGACAGCGAGGTCGCGTGTCGCGCTACGGCTGAGACCGAGCGCCCGCGATTGACCCTCGGCCAGCGCGTTGATCTGGGCCAGCGGAATGCCGGAAGCGCGACCGACGCCGCCGAGTGCACGTTCCGTCTCTGCCTGCGCGTCGCGGTAGGACAGCAGCGCCGCCGTTCCAACGCCGGCCGCCAGCGTCAGCCCACCGAAAGCGAGGCCGACCGGGCCAATCTTGGTGACGAAGTTGCTCACCGCCTCGCCCGCCTGCGCGAACGAGCTTTTGACACTCGCGCTGCCAGGGCCGGCAAAGACCTGGGCGATCTGCGGAACCTGCTGCAGGGCGATCATACTTAGCGGCGAGCCGGAGCCGAGCTGCGCCGCGATGTCGCCGCCCTGATACACGAGGTTCCGAACCTCGTCCTCACGGAGCCGGCGCGCGACATTCTGGTTGGCTGCTTCCGGAGGCCGATTGATCGAGCCCAAGCGCTTGCTGGCTTCGATGTTCGCCAACGTCGCTGCGCCGGCCGCGCTGAGATCGCGCCATCCCGCCACCGTGTTGCGGATGACGGTGGTACGCGCCTCGGCCGTGCGCCGCAGCGCGTCTGTCTCGGCGCGATGGGCCTCCTCAAAGGCTGCCGCCGAGGCGCGCGCTGCGCCGACCTGCGCGTCGCGGACGCCGAGCAAGGTGTTGATGCTGGCCTGCGACGTGCGCGCGTTCTGCTCTTGGCGCGCTGCCCGGATTTGGTCCTGGCGCGCCATCTCAGCCTCGAACACCGAGGCGGAATCGCGGGCCGCGCCCGCAGAGCCGGTCCCGACGCTGAGCAGGGCGTTGACGTTGGCCTGCGCCCGCGCCTGCGCCTCAGCCTCCCGCGCGGCCTGGGCGAGGCGCTGATACTTCGCCGTCTGCCGGTCGGTGGCGGCCGCAGCCTGATCGGCCGCCACGCCGACCTTCTGAAAGGCGGCCTGCCCGGCGTTACCGGCGTCGTCGAGGACACGCTTCAGTTCGGCGCCGCCCTCGACGCCGAGGCGGATCGCGATGCTAGTCGCCATCGTCAGCGTTCTCCCGGTAGGCCTTCACGATCACCGGCTCGACCGACGGCAGCGCGTCGGCGAGCAACGCCGTGCCCGCGCCCATCGCATCCGCCATCATCAGGATCGCCCCGTAATCGAGCGCGTAGGGGCCGCCGAAGCCGGCCCGGACCTGCCCGCCGCATCGGCGGATCACTTCCCAGGCCACGATCCCCTCGTCGGTCTCAGCCGCGTGCACGGCGTAGGGACACTCAGGGCAGGCTACGCCGCAGGCGTCGCAGTATTCGGCGCCTCCGCCGAAGTGCCATCGGGCGAGTTCGAGGATCCGTTTTTTTCCTCGGCCCGCCGCAGAGCCGGAGTGACGTAGAGCGCGTCGAGCGCGTCGTAGGCGGGCCAGTGGCCGAGCAGCGCGTCGATGTTCTCGGCCGTGACCGGCGCGGGCTCCCCTTCGGCGTTGCCGACGCCCTCCCACTCCACGATGCCGCGCCGGGCGAGTTCATGCACCAGCGCAATGCTGGCGCGCGCATTCGCGTCGGTTTGGTCCTCATCACGATAGACCTGGCCGACAACTTCGCGGGCGACGAGCATGGACGCGACAGTGATGGGCCTTACCTTGACCCGAACGCCGGGCAAGAGGTCGAGCCAGTGCGGCTCTGAAGCGGTGTGCGACAGCTTGATCATGGATCCTCGGGGGTGCGAATGAAGTGGGTATTGTTGTGGGTTGCGCTTGGATCGAGCAATGAATTTACGAGCGGTTCTGCAAGCTTCGACAGCCAAAAAGCCTGCGTCGCTGCCATTGAGCAGCAAGAAATACTTTCTTTTAAGCTGTCGCGTGGAGGAATTAATACGCGCGCCGTCTGCATAAATGCCGATACAGGCGAAGCAATGGGCGGCAAGCGCTAAGACTACCGTCAGCGGCAGCAAGAGCGCCGAGTTTCAGTAGCTCATCACGTTGTTGCGCAGGGTGGCGATGACGGTCTTGCCCGAGACGCTGTCCTTCGCCGCCTGCCAGTTGAAGGTCGCCTGCACGCCGTTCGGACCCGTCACCGGGGTCTTAGCCCGCGGCAGGTAGACGGCGGGCACCCGGAACACGAGCGAGCGCGTCGCGTCGGTGACCCACCCGAAGGTGAGCTCCACCGGCGCGCCCGAGGTCGCCTGATCGAGCAAGATCGTGTTCGCGAACCGGGTGGTGATCGACCCGGACATCATCACCATGCCGGGGTCGGCGTCCTCGATCCGGCCGTCGCCGCGGATCGTCTCCACCTTCTCCAGCTGGTTCGAGTAGGTGAAATCGGCCGAGGTGACCGACGCGAGGGCCACGCCCGCACGGGTGATGGCGCCTTGGAACGGTGAGAAGCGCTCAATCTCGGCCTCGGTGGGCGTGCCGGCGCTGGACGTGGCCTCCTTCACCTCGCCCTGCGCGATCAGGCCGAGCGTCGCGGTGAGCAAGCCGGAGCGCTGCATCTGCACGCGCATGGTGTTGCCGCGGACGCCGAAGTTCTTGCCGTAGCTCGGCACCTCCGGCAGCCCGACCTCGACCGTCATGGACGGAAGGCTGACCGCGCCCGACGAGAATACGTGCTCCTGCGCGCCGGTGACCGTCGCCGTCGCGGGTGCGCCCATGAACAGTTTGAGCCACTGCCCAAAATTGCGCAGGTCGATCGGCACGACCACGTCGCCGTCGTTGTTGATGACGTCGCGGGAGGGCGGCAGGGCCTCGCGGCCGTAGCCGAGCAGGTCGGACGAGAGCAGCCCCTGCTCCTCGCCGAGGTTCGACGAGACGAAAGGCAGCTTCATGTAGCCGGTGCTCGGCCGGGTTCCGTAGGTGGTCTCGAAAGCAGCCGCCATGATGGCGTTCGAGCCGCGCGCGCGTCCCATGAGTCTCTCCTCTGGCGGGGTGGTTCAGTTCAGCGGGTCGGTCGTGCCGTAGACGGCCACGATGGTGATGAGCCCATAGCGGGACGTCGGCGCGCCCTCCGAGGTCAGCCCCTCGGTCTGGGCGGCCGTGACCTGCAGGTAGTCGCACAGCCCCCCGAGCGTGCGGTCGGCCGCGACCGCCGCCCCAATTGCCTGCATCATCGCGTCCAGGCGGGTCTCGGCGCTCTGCGTCCGGCTCTTGTTCGCCGCGACGTCGACGGGGATCTGGTGCTCGTAGATCCAGGTGGTCGGGTTCAGCGTCACCTCGGGCTCGCCCGGATCGCCGTCCTCGATGTTGACGTGGCCACCGGGCGGGATGGTCTGCGGCTTCTCCTCGTTGCGGTAGTGCGTCGCCTTCGGCAGCGCGGCCTTCACGAGGTCGACCACCGCCTGGATCACCTGCTCGCGCTTGCTCGGCATCAGGCCTCCCAATTCGCGGCGATGGCGCCCGGCACGCGGTCGGCCCAGCGCTTGGCGGTCGCCTCGATATCGAGCCGCTTCCGGAGCTTCACCTGCCGGACCAGCACGAAAATCACGACGAAGGAGCGGCCCTTGTCGGGCCCGGCTTCCTTGATCGGGCGGAAGGACTTGCGGCCCTGATAGCGCTTCGGCTGGCGACGGTAGAACGCGTCGGCGACGAGCACGCCACCGCCGTTCTTGCTCGGGACGAAGCGCAGCTTCACGCCGGTCTCGCGCTCCCAGGCGGCGGGCGTCAGCGTATTGCCGGTCGAGCCCCTGGAGCGGCGCTTGGACACCTGCCGCACGCCCGCCTCCGGGGTCGGGATCGCCAGGAAGCGGCGGTTCCGGGCGGTGATGGTGACGCCGCGATCGAAGGCGTCGATCAGCTTCGGGGCGTTGCTGGAGACGTAGGCGGCCGCCTCGGTGCTCTCACCCGTCCGCGGGAAGGTCTGGCCGCGCCAGGTGTTGGCGAGCCGTTGGCCGAGGCCGGATTCGCGCACGTCGCTGCGCAGATCCTCCTTCAGGCCGTCGGTGATCTCGCGCATGCCGGCGGTGACCGAGCGGGCGATCTGCTGCTCGGTGCCCTTCAGCGCCGCCCGCGGATCCGTGGCGGTCGCCTTGAACCTCACGGCTCGTCGTCCGGATCGTCGGACGCGAGCGGTGAGACTCCGCAGGTGCGCACCAGCCGGCGCATGTCGATGCGGGCGAGACTCGTCACCTCGACGGTCTCGGCGACCGCGCCCATCTCGTCGAGGATATCGACCTGATCGCGCTCAGCCGGGAAAGGCACCTCGGACAGCCGCACCGAGATCAGCATGGCTTCGAGGTCGTAGCGCTGGTCGCCGAGGCCGACGATCGCCTCGGGTGACAGCCGCAGGATGCGAACGGGCAGACCGGGGCCGGTGCCGCCCGAACGCCAGATGGCGTCCTCGCCGTGGTTCGGATCTTCGAACGTGGCGTCGAGTGCCATCGCGAAGGCGCTCATCAGGCCGCACGCAGCGCCTTGATGATGTCGGCCTTGGTCTTGGCCTCGCCGATGTCGACGCCGCGCTCCTTGGCCAGCTGTTCGAGATCGACCTTGGTCTTGTCGTCCAGATCATCGTCGGGCGCGTCCTCGCCCGGGCCGGCCTGCTGCGTGATGGTGCCGGGCGTGCTGCCCTCGTCGACGGCCGCGCCTTCGGCAGCCTCGTGCGTGCCGGCGGCGAGTGCCGCCTGCGCCGCATCCCAGGACATGGTGATGACTGGGCCGTTCTTCTTGCCCCTCTCGCGCAGTCGCATAGCGATGCTCCTCGATGCAGCGCCCCGCAGCGCGGGTGCTCACGGTGATGGATGGGCCCGCCGACGGGATGACGGCGAGCAGGCTCGATCAGTTCGAGGTGGTGCCGCGCACGAGCAGCGCCGGTCGCTTCACCATCGGCAGCGGGTTCGACTCGGTGTGCACCTCCATGCCCTTGCCGAACTTCATCGGTTCGAGCGGAGCGACGAACACCTCGGCGTCGGCGGCATCGGGTGCCTGATTGACCGACGACCAGAAGTCGGGCGGCGCCCAGAAGTTCGTGAAAGTGTCCGAGGTGCCGAGCGGGAAGAACCGCACGTCGCCGGCCGGGATGAAGCGCTCGGGCGTGCTCAGCGTCCCGTCCTCCTGCACGTAGGAGGCCGATCCCCGATATTCCTCGAAGGTTATGCCGCCGAAGGTGAAGCCCTTGCGGACATCCTCACGCAGGATCTGCGGTCCCGACTGGTAGTACTTGAAGGCCTCCTTCACCGACGCGTGCGTGGTGAACTTGCGGAACCACTCCGGCGAGCAGAGCGCGTGCACGCCCGTCATGGTTTCACCGAGGAGATTGTCCTCCATGTACCCGGTCACGTCCTGGCACTTGCCGAGCACGTCGGTGGCGCCGGTGCCGAGCGCGAAGTCGATGACCTTCTCCTGCACGCCGAACATGGCGAACAGGTCGAGGATCACCGACCCGTCGTAGTCGCGGATCACACCCTTGAGCGCACCGACACGCATGTGTTCCAGAGTGATGGCGTGCTTGCGCCGCATCGTGATCAGCTTCCGGTTCAGGAAGCCGATCACGGTCTCGAGCCCGATAGTGCCCTGGCCGCCCAGCGCCAGCATGTTCTGCACGTCGCTCGCCAGGACCGTGTCGTCGTGAGGAACGTGCGGCACGAAGTACGGCAACGGCTTCTGCTTGCCGCGGGTGCCGACCGAGGCCGGTCCGCCACGCGGGCGGGTCGGCAGCAGGCTGAGCACGCCGTTCTCGACGATGACCACACCGGTGGTGGTTGCGATGGGCTCGGGCCGGAACAGCCCGAGCTGGTTGATGCGCCCGTAGTTGTTCGGGACGATGATGATGGCGCCGGTCAGCGATGCGGCGCTGAAGGCGTCTTGGTTGAAGATGTCAAGAATCTGCACGGCTCAGGCTCCCTGGCGGACCTTGATGCCCACCGCGGCGAGCTGCGCATTCGCAGCGGCCCGTTTGGTCGCATCGTTGACGGTGGGCCCGTAGATGAGCCCGGCGTGGCTGACGGTCGCGTCGGTGTCGACGACGACGGCCTGGGCGTCGGCGCTGGTGGCGTCGACGGGGAACAGCAGGATGGCGACGGCGGTCTGCGAACCATCGGAGCCGGTGGCGGCGTTGGGCGTGAACTTGCCAGCGGTGAGCTTGGCGAGCACCTGACCGGGCTTCAGCTTGCCCGCGCCTGCCGCGATCGTGACGATGCTGCGCGAGCGGTAGTTGTCCGCCTCGGACTTCAGAAAGTCGGAGGCGACGACGGCGGTCTCGAGGAGTGGCATGGATCAGGCGTCCTTCTTCTGACCGGCCCGCCCGAGCTGGCGCTCCATGCTGGCCTTGGTGGCGGAGGCGCCGACATTGCCCTGCGGCGCGGGGATGTGGCTGGAGATCGAGGTGTCGTTCTCGGCCGCCACGAGCTTGTCGAAGAGCGCGGTGCGGATGTCCTCGACGGTCTTGCCCTCGGCGAGCATCTTCGCTCCGAGGTCTTCGGGGATGCTCGAGTCCTTGCGCCGAGCGAGCGCCACGAGGTTCGTCGCCTCGCCGGCCGCCGCGATGCGCTTCTTCGCGTCGTCGACGGAGACGCCCTCGGTGAGCAGCGTCGCGGTCATGCCGGGCACGCCGCCCTCGGCGCAGAGCCGGGCGATCTCTCCAGCCTGGGCACGCGAGATGGTGGTGCTCGCGTCTACGGTGTTCTTGCCCTCGGCGGCCGAGATCTCGCCGTCGAGGCGGGTGACCTCGGCGGATGCGGCCTCGAAGTCGCGGGTTTCGTCGTCGGTCATCGAACGGCCGCGCGCGGCGGCGACCAGTTCGGACATGCGGGCGGAGGCCTTCGCGCGATCACGGCGAAGGGCTGCCAGATCGGCGGCCATGATGTCGTCCTTCGGTGAATGGCGCAGGGGCGCCGGGTTACCGGCTCGGGGCCGGATCTCTTGCGGGGGTCAGGCCCGCGCGGCACGCGCCCGGCGCTCGGCCGAGGCGGTGCGGGTCAGTTCGATGAGGCTGCGCTCGTAGGTCTGGACGCGGTCGGCCATGCCGGCGGCGACGGCATCCGCTCCCACCTTCACGCCGCCGCGGCCGAAGTCGCTCTGCACCCGGGCCGGGGTCGTCTTCCGGCCGCGGGCCACGTCGGCGATGAACTGCGTTTCGATGGCGTCGAGCAGCGAGCGGATCTCGGCCGCGCCCTCGTCGGTCTGGGGGTCGGGACGCTTGTTCGGCGCGCTCGACGAGACGATCTCGATCGACAGCGTGCCGGAGGCGTCGGGCTCGACCTGCTTCGGCACCGCGGCCACCACGCCGATCGAGCCGACGATGCCGGTCTTCTCGACCGCGAGTTCGCCCGCGGCCGAGGCCAGCCAGTAGGCGGCCGAGGCACAGGTGCCGGAGACGTGTGCCAGGACGCGCTTGCGTCCGCGCATGGCGTAGATCTGGTCGGCTAGCGCGTTGATGCCGGTGGGCGAGCCGCCGGGCGAATCCACCATCAGCAGCACCGCGCCCACGTCGACGCTGTCGCGGGCGAGCGCGAGGTCTCGCGCCAGCATGGCCGCCGAGGTGCCGGTGCCGGACATCTCGGTCATCAGGTTGGCGCGCGGGAAGATCGGGCCGACGACCGGGATGATCGCCACACCCTCGCGGGTCAGCATGGCGTAGCGCGCGCCCTCAAGCCGCTGCGCGGTCGGGCCGGCCGTGGCGGCGAGATCGAGCCGGAACCAGTCCTCCCCTTCGGCGGAGCGGCGATCGGCGCGGCCGTCGCGGTCGAGCGCGGCGAGCGAGGCCATGAAGTGCAGGTAGTCGGGACGGATCGCCCACGGCTCGGCCGTTAGGGCGCGCAGGGCGCTCGTCATTGCGGCTCCTTCGGGGGGTTGGGTCGGGGCGGATCGTCGGGCTGTGTGGCGGCCGGCGTCTTCTCGGCCTTGCGTCCGTCCGAGGTGTAGGAGAGCTTGAGTTCGTCGGCCCGGGCGTTGTCGGCCGCGTTCTCGGCATCGACCTGCTCGACGTCGTAGCCGGCCCGAGCGACGACGCGGGTGCGCGTCGAGAAGCCGGCCTGGACCTCCTTCATCTTGCCTTCGACGTCCTGCACCGGGTGGATGTAGGACCACGCCTGCGGCACCCACTCGACCGCGTAGGCCTGCTGCCGGGTCATGCCGGCGGGCAGCTTCAGCGCGCCGGAGAGCAGGGCGAGGTCGATCCAGCGCCGCCAGATCGGCCGGCAGAACTGAAACACGACGAGGTGATGCTGCCAGCGCTCGACGGAGCGGCGGAAGTCGTTGAGCGCCGCGCGGAGCGTGCGGTCGTCCATCTGGCTGTAGTCGCCGCTCAGCACCTCGTAGAGCAGCCCAACTGCGGCGGCGACGCTGCGCTTGGCCTCGCGCACGAACGGCTCGAAGTTCGCCCCGACGTCGGTGGGCTCGCACATCTCGACGTCTTCGCCGTCGGCGAGCACCTGCACCGTGCCGGGCTCCATCTCGACGACCGCCACGCCGTCGTCGCCGGCCGGGTCCGATCCCATCGGCCCGCCGCCGGGCTCGCCGTCACCCTCGGCGTCGAGCGTGCGCTTGATGAAGGCGACGAGGCGAGCGGCGTTCTTCTTCCGCACCAGTTCGGCGTCGAAATACTGGTCGAGGTCGTACAGCGTGCGCAGCGCCCGCGCGAGCCAGGGCTCGCCGCGGTCCTGGCCGGGCCGGCGGGCCCGGTAGAGGTGGCAGATGTCGCCGGCCGGGACGAGCGTCTCGTCGAGGCTCGTGCCGGTGATGATGCCGTCACCGGGATGCTCCCGGCGCAGGTAGTAGCCTGTCCGCGCGCCGATCGCGTTGAACTGGATGCCCTGCCGAATGCGGTTGGTGCCGTCCGTCTTGAGGTGGTCGCAGTGGTCGCCTTCAAGCACCTGCAACTGGAGCGGCACGGTGAGGCCATCGGACAGAAGCCGGGTGCGCAAGCGGGTGAAGCTCTCGCCGCCCTCGACCATGCCGGTGACCGCGATGGCCTGCAGGCCGTAGAAGTCGTGCGCCCCGGTCGAGTCCGCCTCGTCGGTCCAGGCCAGGAACAGGCTCTGCAGGCTGGCACGGAACGCCGCGTCCTCCTGACGGACCCGCTTTGCCTGCTCCTCGCTCAGGCCCGTGACCGAGCGCGCCGCGATCGAGCGCGGCACGATGCCGGTGCCGATGATGTTGTCGACGAGCCGGTCGACGGCCGCGCCCGCGAAAGCGTTCTTCCGGCTGAGGTCGCGCGACTTCCGCCGCAGCTCGTCGAGCGCGTAGGTGATCGCAGCGTTCGGCCCCCAGGATCCGACGCGCCACGCCTTCGAGCGTCGGCCCGAGCCGCCGGCAACCTCGTAGGGCGTGGTCGCAGCAGCGCCCGCGCCGCCAGCGAGATCGAGCGCCATCGGCTCGATGATCTCGCCCGTACCCTTCACCCGCAGTCGGGTCTGGAACGTTCCGGCCACCGATCAGAACCCGCTGGTGCCGATCAGGGAGATGCGGCTCGTGCGCCGCCGCCTCGTACCCGACAGCGCGGCATCGAGGGCGTTGATGCGGGCGACGAGATCCCGACGCGCCTTCTGCATCTCCCCATAGTCGCGGTAGACCGTCGAGCCGCCGTTGTCGGCCTGCTCGACACGGAGCACGCCGCTGCCCATGGCATCGTCCAAGCGGACGAGCTGCCGGCGCAGCTTCGCGAGATCCTGTTCGGTCGTGTCGGCCATTACCACCTCGCCGGCCCCTTGCGGGCCACGCTACGTCGGGCGCTGCGCTTCATGTTCCGGTCGGCCAGCGAGCCGGCGACCACGGCCGGCGCGACCACATCGAGCGCGGGCACGACGGATTCCCGTCGGATGCCGAGCGCATCCTCCAGGCCTCGCCAATGGGTCTCGCGCCACCGGTCCCAACCGCGCATCGCGGCGAGGCCTCGGGCGTAGTTCGCGCAGTCGAGCACCTCGTTGCGCCGCCCGGCGATCACCGACCACTCGCGGATGGTGCGACCACGCCGCGTGCGGGTACTCAGCTCCTCGGCCGTCAGCTGCTTGACCTGGTCCTCGGTCACATCCCGCGGGAGGTGCACGAAGCCGGCCGGGAACGGCTGTCCGCTCTCCGGACGATCCAGGGTGAGCGCGCCGAGCAGCTCCTGCTTGCAGAACGACGATCCGATCCGAAGCGTCTTCAGTCCGCGCCGGAGCTTCTTGCCGGCAGCCGTGGCATCCTTCGCGCCGACGCCGAGGAAGGCGCTCGAGTAGCTGTCCTGGCCGTCGACCGCATGCACGTTGCCGCGCCCGCGTTGGGATCGCACGAACGCGTAGACCTCCGAGGTGAAGGCGCCCGAGTCGATGCCCCAATCGCGCACCGACATCTCGACGCCGCTCTCGTGCTGCCATGTCTCGTCGAACATGGCCTCGAGGTCGGCCCAGACCTGCGGCTGGTTCGTCGCGCCGGGCAGTACCCGGTGCTCGACAAGCCAGCGCTCCCGATTGCGCCCGAAGGCCCAGACCGAGACCTCGATGCGGTCCTTCTGCACGTCGGCGCCGGCGAACAGCACCAAGGCGTTGCGTGAGACGGTGCCGGTCCGATGCTCCCCGCGGCGGGCGTAGACGTCCTGCCACCTCGCCGCGTCGGCTCCGTCCTTCCACGTCTCGCCGAGGACGGTATTGATGAACTCCTTCAGCAGCTCCTGATCGCCCTGCGCCGCTTCCCAGCGTTGCGCGATCTCGACCCAGGACATCCACCCGACCGGGCTGTAGAGGCTCGACAGGTGGAAGCCAGCCGACCGCCCTTCGCCGGGAGCCGTGGCGCGCCACTCGCCGCGGCGGAGCATCTCGGTCTTGTGGTGCTCGCCGCAGAGCGCGCCACATTCCTCGCAGGCGTACTGCGCCGTCTCGGGCGAACCCTTGTCCCACCGCAGACGGTCGAAACGTAGCGGCTGGAAGTGATCGCAGTGAGGGCAGGGCACGAAGAAGCGCCGCTGATCCGACCGCTGGTACTCTCTCTCGACGCGCGAGCGCCCGGCGATCGTCGGCGTCGACACGATGAACACCTTCCGCCGCTGGAACGTCCGGGTGCGGGCCTCGGCCAGCGCGATCGGATCGCCCTCGCCCTCCACGTCGCCCGGGAAGGCATCGACCTCGTCGAGGAACAGGTAGCGGGCCGGCATCGAGCGCAGTCCCGCGGCGGAGTTCGCGCCGGTCATCACCAGCACGCCGCCGGGAAATTCCTTCGACTGGACCGTGTTGCCGCTGTCGCGGGCGCGGGGCTCCTTCACCAGATCCCGCAGGGAGTCGCACTCGTCGATCAGCGGGGCGATGCGCTGGCGCGAATTGCGCTTGGCCGTCTCGGTCGTCGGCTGCACGGCGAGCATCGGGCCCGGCGCCTGGTGGATGACATAGCCGATCCAGTTGTTCCCGGCCTCGGTGCCGCCGACCTGTGCCCCCTTCATGAACACCACCCGCTGCACGGGCGACGCGGTGGACAGCACGTCCATGATCTCGCGCAGGTACGGCGTGCGGGCCGTCCGCCACATGCCCGGCTCGCTCGCCGCCTTGCGGGACAGCACCCGGTGATTGTCCGCCCATTCGCTGACGCTGAGGACGGGGTCGGGCAGGTAGCCCTTGCCCCATGAGGCGTTGACGAGCGCGTCAGCCCGCGAGGCGGAGGCGGGGCTCGGCGCGTTCGGTGAGATGCTCTCGGACATGCCGTTCCAGTTCGACGGCCAGCGCAACGGCATCGACGCCGAGCGACGCCGCCATCACCGGGGCGACGCGCGCTGGCCAGTTGATCCAGGCGTCCCGCTCCTCGCGGGCGATGGCGAACACCGAGGAGCGCACGCGCTCGGCATCGACGAGCCTGCCTTCCTTCTGCTCGAACTCGAGCCGGCGCAGGCGGGCGGTCCAGGCTTCCTTGTCGGTGCGGGCAAGATGAAAGGGCGAGGGTGCATCCGGGGCCAACGGACCCGATGCATCAGGGGTCGATGAGTCGGTCGATGAATCGAGGTGCGCGCCGGCAGTCTTCCGGCGATGCGCGCGGGTCTGGTCGATGTTGCTGGCCCGGTCCTCGACCACCTCGGAGAGCCGCACCTTCCCATCGTGGGAGCGGATCTGGCCGCCCTTCACCTGCCGGATCAGCGTGCTCGCGCTGATGTCCAGCCGGCGGGCTGCCTCGCGGATGCTGATCAGATCCTCGTCGCCGGGCTGATGCATCAGTTCCGGGTCCTGTCGCTAGGAAACTCGGGGGCCCCGACCACCCGTATAGGCTTGGGGGGGCCAGGGTCCCTCCGCCGCTTGTGTCGGCAGGCCGTGCGCGCTTAGCGTCAGTCGATCCGTTGAACGAATCGAGGAACAGATGTCACTGACTGGCACCACGATCACGCACAGCCATCAATCAGCCGGTACGGCTGCAACCGCGCTCGTTGTCCATCTGATGAAGACTCTCGTCGCGAACGGCTCAATGACCCAGGAACAGGCGTCCGAAGTCGTGCAAGCTGCGATGAGCGACCTTAGGCACTCGGACTACAGCGTCGCTCGTGGCGCGATCGACATCCTGCGGGAGGTGGCGGTGCCTGAATTTGAGTAAGGAAGTCTGGACAGAATCCGAGCAAAGAGGCGATCGGCTGACCCGTCGCCAGGATCGGCAGGCGCATCCCGCGGTGGGGAGCAGCACACATCCGGTCATCCTTTATGTTGCATAGATTCAGATCCAGTCCGCCGAGTCAAGTCGTGCGACTCTACGGTAGTGGATCTGTTTTAAAATTTTGACAAAACGTAATGATCTGGACACAATCTGCCTATGTGGAACCCAACTCAGCTTGCGCTCCTTAGGGAAGCCGGCATCGCCGGCAACTCACTAGGCTCCGGATTGACCGCATTGCGTAAAGCTAACTATGCTGCGCACGGGCTTTATAGCAACGCGTTTTTCAGTTTAAGCATAGGGCTTGAGCGAACGCTCAAGCTAATTTATGTTCTTGGATTTTTGCTTGAGAGCAATAAGTATCCATCCGATTCTGATCTGCGAAGTATGGGGCACGATATCGAGAAGCTGTTTAAACATTGTCGAGACCTGAAGATAAAATACAAATTAAGCAGCGGCCCGAAGTCCATTGAGAGCGCTTCTATAGAGTTTTTTATATTAGAATTTATGGGGAGGTTCGCCAAGTCAACAAGATACTATAATCTTGACTTTATTGCTGGGGCCGCGAGATCTGGAAAATCAATCGACCCTATCACCGATTGGTACGAGAACATTGGCAGGCCAATACTGAAGTTGCATATGACGGAGAAGCACGAAGAAAAAATTAAGGCCAACGCGCGAGCGGTTGAGGTGCTTTACGGGCATATGATGTCCGTATCCCACACGGCTGAAGACGGCACCCCGTTATCAGACGCATACTCTGCGTCATATCAGACTGGCACAACGGAAATTATCAGAAAGTTTGGAACTTTTTACACTGCAAGCGTGTGCCGTTATTTATACTGCGTCCTCAGAAGTATGTGTAGATTGTGCCAATCTAGTGGGCACGATGTTCCGTATCTTGAGGAACTGTATTTTCCATTCATGAACAGCGATAGGTACCTGTTATCGTTGAAGACGTTCCCACCACAGTCTCAATAAAAATGCGATATTCACGTCGGAAAAACTAATAAGAGCCCGGACTTGAGTGGTTTTATTCGCTGGCGTCTCAGAGTATGACAGCTTGGCTTATCTCTCGCAGCTGATCTAATGCGCCGAATAGATCACGAGCTCGTCCGAATCTTCCCTTGGATGCGCACGAAGTTGTACTGTATGAATTGCAGCGCCACGCGGTCAGCGTGATTCTTGGGCTTTCTCGAGAATGCATTCGTGAGGCTCCTTCCGCCCACGTAGGATTTGTCGACGTGATCCTCACGGCCGATGCACAGGTGCGGTGCGGGAACGGCGAACCGGCTCAGGCGCGTTCATATTAATAACTGAGACACGACCTACTTCACGGCTCGCAGCTCTGCACGACCAGCTGCTTTAACCGGAGGGGTGACATCAGCTGTTAAGCCGAACAACAGATTCTCGACCTCCGAGAAGGGCAGCCTCAACTCGGCCGCGAGATGGTTGCGCGAAACTTTATCTTTCCAAAGTTCAGTCAAGACCATCTGCCATACGCTTGAGCGCTCTGGCGGTAGCCCCTCAGGTTCCGTCTTGCCGTAGTTACGGTTGATCTGGATGCAAAACGTCCGATAGTTCCAATCGGTAATTCGGCCATGTTTATGCAGACTATAGGCAAGTGCAGAAAGCGATACGCCCCACCGCTTCTTAGCATTTAGAAGCTGGTTGAGACTCGTTGCATAAGGAATATGGGCAAATAGGTCTGCTGGTGGCATAAGGAAATGGCTGGCGAACGTCTGTGCTTCTAGCTCTGCCTGCCGCCCCTGCTGCGGCCCCCCATGCTTGTGTAGTACGAGGTGCCCCAACTCGTGGGCAGCATCAAAACGACTTCTTTCAGTGGTCTTGAATGTATTCAGAAATATATAAGGCTCCCCGTTTCTCCAGCACGAGAAAGCATCAACGTTCTTTGTGTTCTCAGCCAGTGAGAACACTCTGATTCCTTTCGTTTCAAGCAGCCGCACCATGTGGCCAATAGGCCGCTCTCCGATTCCCCAATGCTGACGCAAGGCACGCGCCGCAGCTGCAGCGTTGCGCTCGGAGCTAAGGTCAAGGAGGTCGGCTTCTGGAAGATTGAACCGCGCCTTCACCCAATCAGCCATCTCGAAGGCGAACGATCCTGCTGCCAGAGCAGCGTCGCGTTCACGAGCCGACATTGCCGTCATGCTGCGGAAGCTCGCAGCACTCGCATCGATGCCGTCAATCTCATCCCGAAAGAAGTACTCGCGGGGATAGTCCAGAGCTTGGATCAGGGCATCAATGGTCGCCTCGTCCGGCGACTGCTGCCCGTTCACGATGCGCGACAGAGTCACTGGCGCGATGCCGGCCTTTTCGGCAAGCATCTTTGCGGTAAGCCGCTGCCTCTGCCGGGCCAATTCCATGCGGCTGATGCTGAACATTTTCTACTTGCGGCTGATCACGGGCTCGAATTCGGCGGTGTCGTCGTCACGATCTTGGCGACCAACGTGCAGCGTCGACCACTCGCCGTGGCGGATGATGAAGATGCGCTCGAAGAAGCCATCGAAGTTCCCGCGGGCCACGCCCGACGGCAGCGATAGCTCTGCACGCACGTCGTCGCCATCCACCGAGACGCAGAAGAACCATGCACCGGTCTTCAGATCCTGGATCGGCGCCTTGGTGACAGCACCGAGTTCCTCTTCGGAGAACAGGCTGCCCTGCGCGGCGCTGATCATACGGTCAGCTCCAGACCCTTTGCCCGAAATCGCCTTCGGGCTGTGCAGCCAATCCGCCGCTGCGTCGACGCTTTGATAGATGACCTTGAGGTCACGATCCGGATGCCGGACCGACTCCACGTTGTCCTCGCGATGGCGGAGCCAGCCACGAGCCTTGAAGACCTGGCGCATGGTCCGGGTGCCATAAATGTAGGCGAGGAGGCCCTCAGCGGAAGCTGGATCATCAGCAATTGCGTCGGCACGGGCTGCCACAACCGCGCGAGCGATGTCGATCAGTTCGTCGCGGCTCACGCCGAAGTCCTTAAGGCGGTCCTCGACCTCCTCGTCGTGGCGGTAGAGCCGAACGGGGATCATAGAGGTCACCTCGATAATTTTCTTCTCCTCATTTGTGGCTGAAAAAATTATCGTCGTCAAGGTGGCGGAACTTCAGGCCGCATCGAGATAGTCAGGGTCGAGTTCCAGTGGAGTGGCTCGCCCGAAGATCGACACGTCCACCCGAACACGGCCGCTTGCGAGCAACTCGGTGATCTCGGCGAGGAACGACGCGAACGGTCCGCGGCTGATGCGCCGGATCTCGCCCACGTGGAGCGCAGCGGCAGCGGCCATGCGCTCGGACTTCACGTCGCCCGTCAACCGGTCGGCCACGGCCTGGATGATCGGCGGCGAGAGGCGCAGCGGCTTGCCGTTGTCGCGTAGCACGTCGGCGACGAAGCGGTTGCGGAACAGCACGTCGGTGCCGCCCTTCCGATCGGGCGCGATGCCGGCGAACAGGTAGCCTGGGAAGAACAGGCCCGAGGCTTCGACCTTGCGATTCCGGCGGATTGTCAGGGCTCGGTAGTGGGGCAGCCAGATCGCGACGTCGTTGCCGACGAACTCCATCGCCGCGTTCCGCTCGGCGTGCATCGTCGTCGCCACGGCGTACCAGTGGCGCGCCGGGTCGATGTGTCTGCGGGCCTCGAAGCGCATGTTCGTGCCGTTGCTGCCGCGGCGGCTCATCCAAACCTCCTGACGTCCTTGGTGACGTGATGGGCGTTGCGCTCGGACACGGTGCCGGTGCCCCAGACGCGAGGCAGGTGCTCGTCGCACCACGATCCGTGGAGGTTGCCGGGCCCGACGCGGGTGCGGCGACCGCAGAACCGGTGCTGGTCGCGCGGCACGTTGTCGGCGGTGCAGGCGAACCGGCACTGGCGAGCGCGAAGGTCGGTGAGCGGCCAGGCGCCGTCGGCGTGCGTGTTAACTTTTGCTGCCTCAATCGTGGCGGCGAAAATTAACGCGGGCCCTGCGGCGGGCGAACTACCGGGAATTTTGCGGTAGTTCGACACCACCTCAACCCGCTGATCCTGTTCCGATATCGGCATACCGATGGCGGGCTCAGCACCGACCTGGCCCGCAGCAATCGGTTGACAGATCGGCCCAAAAATCGGCTCCGGTTGCGCGACGGCCTCGGGCTGCACCGCCGCCTTCCGCGCAGCCTCCTGCCGCCGCCGCTCGGCGATCAGCTTCCGGCCCTGGCGGACGGCCTCGGCGGGCGAGAGGGGGCGGGTCTGACGGGCCGGCATCACGCGGCCCTCCGGGGAAGGCCGCGGATCAGAGCGTGATCAGAGGTCGGACGGCTCGCTGCGACGCTCTTCGACCCAGTCGAACACGGCCAGCATCTGACGAGCCCAATCGGCCTCCTCGATCTTGGCGAACTCGCGCAGCGCGGCGCGGACGGACTCCGGCTTCGATCCTTCGACCAGCCAGTTCCGCGTGAAAATGCCGATGGGGCTGTGCATCGGGTGATCGTCTTCGCACCAGCCCATGACCATGGAGCCGTGCGAGTTGTCGAGGTGAATGAGATCTGTCTCGCGGACTCGAACCGGCTGGCCTGGGCTGCTGTCGACGACAAGAACCTCCTCGCCGCCCGCGCCGTGCCGGCCGGGCTCGTCGTTCCAGAAAATGTCGGCGTGCTTCGCCGGGATGAGCTTCGTTTCGGACACGGATTCGCTCCTCGGTGCGTGGGCCGGGTGGGCGCGACGCAGGGCCGGCGCGCCTCCAGGCGCAGAGGCCCGCACCCGGCCTCGCGCGGAGACTCAACCCTGCGAGCGTTGTTAAGCGCGCTGTCCGAAGGACAGCGCTTAACAACGCGAGGAGTATATACCCCGCGTGCGCGCGAGGCCGGACAATCTCGGACATTTCTCGGACAAGATGCCTGTCCGCGGCTTCGCTCGATCATCGCTAACCCATTGGTTTCGCTTCGGACATTTCTCGGACAGAGCCGGACAGGTTTCGGACACTCCGGGGACTTCGGGCACGGGGAGGGTCGGTGCGCTGCACGTCCTCTTGTCCGATCCTTGTCCAGGGTTTGTCCGGGCCTTGTCCGGCGGCGGCGCAGGGTCTCAGGAGCTGTCGGCCCTCCTCAGCATCGGCCACACAAAGTCGCCCTGGATGCCGATGCGGCGCTGCGCCCGCAGGGTGTCCATGGCGCGCTGGAACGCCTTGCGGAGGGCGTCGTCGGTCGAGCCGGGGGCGACGAGGTTCTGCCGAGCGCACTCCTGCTGCCACGCCGTCAGGGTGGTGCAGGACCGCTCGTGACCGGCGAGGAAGCGCCGCTCGCCACGATCGTCGCAGTGCTCGAACAGGATCCGGTAGGCGTTCAGCGCCTGAGGCGGCAGCTTGCCCGGCGACTTCGGCGCGCTGGTAAAGGCGCGGGTATCGACAGGCTCGATCAGGCAGGACGTGATGGCGTCACCGTCGCCGTCCATGCCGATGATCTGGCTCTTCAGCGAGAAGCCGAAGGTCTGGCCGTCCCCCTCGTCCTTCTGCTTGGCGACCTTCCAGCGATTGCCGCCATCCTCGAGGCGCTCGACCTCGATCATGAAGTCGAGGGCGCCGCGCAGGGACGAGTGCCCGCGCTCGCGCGTGCCGCTCGCGTTCATGTGGTGAACTGGGACGATAGTGGCGCCGTTGGTCGCCTGCTGCAGCCGTCCGCAGTTGCGGATCAGCGCACCCATATCCTCGGGAGCGTTCTCATCGCCGCCGGCCAGCACGCGATTGAGCGTGTCGATGAACACGAGGCCGAGGCGAATGCCACTGCGCTCCTGCATCATCCGATCAATCGCGCGCAGCTCCTCGCAGAGTGGACCGGTATCGCCGTCGTCAGTGCGCAGGTCGACGTTGCTCGGGATGAGCACGAAGGGGAAGTCGTGAAGGTTGTCGACGCGGTAGCGCTTGAGCAGCGCCTCGACGCGCTTCACGAAGCCGGTCTGCCCCTCGGCCGCGATATAGGCCACGCCCGTCGGCTGGATGCGACGCCCAAACCATCGGGCATCCTCGGCCTCCGTGATCGCCAGGACGGACACGCTGAAGGCGAGGTCGAGCGCGAGGAAGCTCTTGCCGCAACCCGGCTGGCCGACGACGGCCCCGAAGCCACGCGACGGGATAAGCCCCTTCACGATCCAGGGTGCGGTGCTGACCTTGCCGAGGATCTCGTCCAGCCAGAGGGCCCCGTATTTCGACCGGAACGGCTCCTCGCCGGGCCGCTTGGCCGTGGTGTCGATGAGGTGGAACAGCTCCTCCGCAGACCCGCCGGCATCCAACCAATCGCTGACGTCGCCCTTCTCGGGCAGTCCGGGCAGGTCGAGGACGCGGACGCGCTGGGTGCGTTCCGCAAGTCGGGAGGCCACGAGATCGCCGTGCTTGCGGCCGGCCTCGTCGTTGTCGCGGATGATGACCACGTCGGCCCCGTCGAAGTGACGGTCCATGTCCGCGGTCCACTTGCCCGCCCCCATCGGATTGCAGGTAGCAGGGATGCCGCGCAGGCGCAGGGCGTCGACGTCCTTCTCGCCCTCGACCACCATGACGAGGTGCCCGGATGCGATCGCCTCGACGAGCTCTGGCAGACGGTAGGGTGCCAGCGTGACGCCCTTAACCGACCAGACCCAGCCGTCGCGGATTGCGTTGGGTTCGTCGTCTGGCTGCGGCCGCCGGCGCTGCCGGAAGGTCTTCGGCTCCATCCGGACGACCTGAAACAGCAGGTCGTCGGACTCGTCGCGGTAGTCGTAGGTCGCCACGATACGCGAACGCTGCGCAGGCGCGCTGCGCGGGGCCTCGTCTCGGTCAGGTAGCGCGAATCCGTGCTCGCGCATCCACTCGATTTGCCCGCCGTTCTTCAGGCCGAGGCGCGCCTCGATCAGGTGGGTGACGCCGCCGCCGACCTTGGCCTCGTGGTCGTAGTACGTTCCCGATTCCAGATCGACGGACAGCGAGCCGTGTTTGCCGAAGCGCAACTCCGACTTGGACGACAGGCGGGTGTTCGGCTCGCCGAGGAGAAGGCGCGCGACTGCCTCCATATGCGGGGCGAAGGCGTCTCCGGCGCTCATGATCTGACAGCCCCGGCAACGACGGCGCGGAAGCCATCGGCGTGATCACGGACGAGTTCGAGGGTGCGCACCGCAGCCAGCAGCGGCTCGATCTTCGAGCGGCAGGCGCCCGTCTCGACGCCGCGGTGACTCTCGGGGGCTTTCTCCCAAGCGGCCACGGCCGACTGGATGCTGAGGAGGCAGCAGCGCACCTCGTCGATCTGCTGCTGAATTGTGGGGCGCTCGCTCATGGCGCTCACTCCGCAGCCGTCAGCAGAGGCCCGGCCGAGGGCCGCACGGCGTAGAGGCGCAGATCGCCGGGACGGGTGAGCGCCTTCCGACAGCCGGGCGGGATCCACGTGAAGACCGGCGCGGCCGCGGGCTTCGCGACGTGCCAGACGATCCAGGCGTAGGAGGTCGCAGTCGAAGCGTCGGGGTCCCACCGGCCCTTCGTCATCGGCACGCGTTCGCAGAACTGCGCGATGGTCGACGGCGGTCGGTCGCGGAACAGGCGCTCGTAGCGTCCCGTCCCCTCCAGCCAGACCGACCGGACCAGCATGGCGACGCCGACCTTGGCTCGGTCGAGCGCGCGCAGCACGACGGACTCGGCGATCTTGAAAGGCGGGTTTGTGATGACCCAGTCGGCCGAACGCTCGTCGTCGGCGAGGAAGTCAGCGACCGCGAAGCCCTTGCCGTAGTCGAAGACGTCGCTTCCCTCGGCCTGCCAGAAATACTCGCGCAGCGGGCCGACCATGTGCCCTTCGCCGCAGCAGGGATCCCAGGCCGAGGACGACAGGAACTCGTCGCTGGTGAGCCCGAGCACGTGCGAGAGCAGCGCGCGGGTCGCCCAGGGCGGGGTCGGGAAGAAGTCGAGGGCGTCCGGCGGCTCGCGACGCGAGGCCATGACGGCGGTGTGGCCGGTGGGGATCATGCTGCGCGCCCCCGCCAGGCCCGCGCCTCGGCCACCGTCGCGGCGACGATCTCCTCGGCGGTGAACACGATGCGACCCTCGCCGCGGCACTCGTTGCAGCCAGCGCGGGCGCGGCGCATGCGGCGTGACAGGCGCGAGCTGATGAAGGAGAGCGGCGGCCCGTCGGGGAAGCAGGTCGAGCACCAGCGGCCGTTGCCGACGAGGAACGTGTTGAAGAGCGGGGCGACGGTCATGCCGCGGCCCTCCGCACGGACACCGTCACCTGCGGCACGATCGAATAGCCGCGCTCCAGCCAACGCGGGGCGAGCTCGGTGCCGTCGGGGTGCCAGCCGCGCTCAAGCACCCGCCACTCCTCGGCGGTCTCGATCATCTGCGCGTAGGAGCCGCGCGCGACGACGCAGCCCTGATGGACGATGCACCAGATCATGCTGCCCTCGCCGTGAAGAGGGGCTCGACCGGCGGCATCAGGCCGGGAGCGTATTTTTCGGATGCCCACCAGAGGAGAGCGCCGGCATCAGCGCAGTCGTGGTTCGGCGGGGTCCAGCCGATGGCTTGGCACATGAGCTTGGCCCGGCGCTTCGCCTCGTCGCTCGGGTAGTCGCCGCGGCCGATGAAGGACTTGCGCACGGCCTTCACGTTGGCGGTGATAACCATGACGCCTCGGCGGCGGGCGAAGGCGCCGATGACCTTGCAGAGCGCATAGGCCTGCAGGATCGTCTTGACGTTGCTGCCGCCGGTGCTGTCACGCTCGAGCGGCGCCTCAATCACGAGGCGCACTTGCGAGAGGTCGCCTTCGAGAAACAGGCGCTCCGCGATCCATCCGACCGCGCGAGCGTCAGCGTCGAAGAAGTCGTCGTCGGGCTTGCCGAACGTCTGGTGCGCAAAGCGCGGAACCTCGCCGGGACGCGCTTCCGCGATCCCGGTTCGGCTCTTCGAGACGTCGAGCGCTATCCAGAGGCCGGTGTAAGCCACGACGCTGCCCCGCTCAGTGATGCAGAGGCTTGAGGCCGTCGGCGAGCAGAGACCCGCCGTTGTCGACCGGCGCGCCGCCGTCGGTCGCCGCCGCGTTCAGGGCATCATCACCCTTGCGGCGAGAGCGCCGGCCGGCCGGAACGCGCTCCTGCTGCTCGGTCGAGCGGAGGTCCTCCCCGCCGTCCTCGCCCGTGGCCGCGCGACCGAGCGGGGTATCGGCGAGATCGCCGAGGGCATGCCGGATCTGGTCGAAGGTCTCCTGCTCGTCGGCCTCCAAGCTCTCGCGCATGTCTTCGAGCTTCCGCTCGGCAGCGCGCACCTTGATCACGCGCTTGAGGACGCGGGTCGGGAGCCCCCAGGCCGTTTTCGCTTCGGTGAAGATGTCCTTCTTGTCGGAGGCGATCGCCGCGCACTCCTGCATGTAGGCCATGTGCGCAGCCTCGCGCTTGCGGTCGAGCGCCTCGATCCGTTCAACGCACTCCTTCGTCCGCTCGGGATTCGGCCCGTTGCCGTGGTGCGGCGCTGCCATCTCATTCTCCTTGGTGGTGAGGGTTGACGCGGGCCGCGATGATCGGCTCGGCGGCCCGGTCGGCGTGGCGATAGAGGGCGTTGCAGGCCGCCTCCGGCCCCTGCGTCTCGCGCAGGAATTCGGTCACCGCTGCGAGGATGGACTCGGCCACGACGCCGACCGCGCAGTGCCCGTGCGAGCGCCGCACGGATCGCAGTTGCATCAGCATGCCGAGCCGGTTCATCTCGTAGAGGGGACCAGCGCCGCTCATGGCCGGCGCTCCTCGGCATCAGACCGCGGATCCTCGTCGCGGTCCCAGAGGCGCGGCTCCCACTCGCGGGCGCGGTCACCGCACCAACGGGCGCCGGCAAGGACGGCCTGACCGCAGCGGGCGACACCGGCTGCGAGATCAAGGACCAGATCGCCGAGGGCCTGCAGCGCGGTCTGGGCGAAGGAGAAGGCCTTGCTGAGCATCAGACCCGGCCTTCCCTTAGATCGCTGATCTGGCGGAGCAGGGCCTCGGCCTTGCGCTCAAGACGCTCTTGCTTCCGCTGCCGGGCGGCCTCGAAGAACCAAGCCTCCCGATCTTCCGGGTAGGCGGCGCAGAGCAGGTCTGGCCCGTAGCGCTTCGACAGCGCGAGCATCGCCTCGCCGCTCGGCGTGTTTCCCTGCTCCAGCCACTTACGGACGGTCGAGGCAGACACACCGGTCTCAGTCTCGACACTCTGAGCAGTCTTGTGCGGGTGCTGAGACCGCAGAAAGTCAGCAACACGTTCCGCGAATGTTCGGGCGTCCTTTTGCCCAGAGTGTCCGCATTTCTGTCCAGACGGGCTCATGCTCTTCCCCGATGCTTTGCGCATCGAGGGAGCGGGAGCGACGAAGCCGGAGGTGAAGGACGCAGCGGACATTTCAGCGGGGCCCGGTCTGACGGAGCGGGTACGCAACACACAGGACTGCGCGACCGCCGCGGGCTTGGCGGCAGGGGCGGACGCGCTGGGGACGAAAACGGAGAAGCCCGGTGCAGCGCGCCGGGCTCGGCAGATGATCGGAAGGCTGATCGGCCTGTACGGCGGCCGGGTGCAGCGTGGATGAGTCGATCATCGCTCGCTCCACGGCATGGGCGGCAGATCGATCCATTCGACGGCCATCAGGCCAAGCCCGAACAGGACTGGCGGGAGGATCAGCAGCGCGAGGGGGAGGTCGAGGGGAGGGCGCCGGGTCACGCGACCCTCCTCGGCCCAGGCGCAGAAGCTGAGGGCGGCGGGTAAAGATCGGGACGAAGCTCGTATCGGGCTATGCCTGTCGCGGCTTCTATCGGGATGACCCACTCAGCAGGCGTTCCGCGCTTGCTCTTCTTCAGCCAGGTCCAGACGTTCGACTGGGCCGTGCCTATGGCCTTGGCGAGGGCCAGTTGACCGCCAGCCTTCTCGGCGGCGCGTGAAAGCGCTTCGTGAACCGGGCTCATGGCACCGGAATATACCGATAAAACGGTAGATGCAACCGAATTTACGGTTGGGACGGTCGGTTATTCAGTCGGTAGCACGAAGCATGGAACATCTCGGCCACCGATTGAAGCGAGCGCGTGAAGCTGCTGGACTGTCGCAGGCGGAACTTGCAGATCGGGTCGG